CTACAAGAAAATCTTTTGTAAAAACAAAAGTACCGTTATTGGATATTCCTTCGTTAATGTTGAATAGGCTATTTTCTAGCTTAACTCCGTTGACGTAAAATAAAATTTTTGCAGTATTAATATCTACTTTATTCCAATCAACTGTGTTAAATTTTACTGTATTAGTTTTAACTGTGATTGTTGTGCTATCTAAAATTGGTTGAATGTAATCTTTGTTGGAGATTCGCCATCCGTTAAAATATTCGTTAGTTCGATTTAATTTATAGAATCCCTCATTAATTGCCATTGAATAGGGAACTTTGTTAATCTGATATGTAAAGGTTTGAGAATCCCAATTAAATAAAAATTGAATATCTCCTACATTATCTATGTTAAGATATTGCAGACTTATTCCTAGTTCAGTATCTACTATACCATTTCCTTTGGCATAGCTTAAGATCTCGCTACCCGCAAACGAGCTAGTAGGATAAGATTCCAAATCTGAAAAGCTAACGCCACTGCTGTTAAACGCATCAAATAATGGTTGCTGTTGTACTTTTGTTTTTTCTTGGCTTAGTTTCCAATTAGTGCCATTAAAATAAAACATTTTTCCTCGATTTTTTAGGCCTCTACTAATTAAAACTGTTTCGCCAACAGTTGATACTGTATCGAGAGAATCAATTAAAGTTATTTGAGAAACTAAAGCGCCTGTAACAGGGTCGGGGTGTTGTATAAATTTTACATTATATATTTTGTTGTTGGCTAGGGAATCTGTATCGGCTGTGATTAGTACTCGAGCTCCTTCGAATAAGTCTTCGCTATCGATATTATATCCTTTACTTCCTTCTATTACCGAAAACACATCTGAAGTAAAATCGTCGATGTAATCAACTGTGGTTTTAGCTATCGATCCGTGTTGATATAATTGAAGACCTGCTACGAATTCTATAATTGGGCGTTTGGCTCTTGAGGAGTCGGCTCCATCAAAACTTGTTCCATTATACTTGTGTGCTGTGTTTAACACAGATATATGAAACCAACGATTGTAACGGCTCCAAGGGTTAAGATCAGGACTTGATCTGTTAATAGTGATATAATCTTTATCTACAGGATAAGCAGATGCATCGTCAAACGGTTCTGAGTCAAATCCTGCATTATCAAACAAGATTTCAGGTATATTTTTACTGATCAGCGGAACTACTAGATCTGTAAATTTAACAAGAGTAATAGCTGTGCCTACTCCCTCTACCAACCATCTGTTATCAGCATATTTTGTTGGAGTTATATTACCAAAAAATTCAACAATTAATCCGTTGGTAAATTCTACGCCGTTACTAGAAGTATAAGTAGACTTTCCTAATATTTCTTCATCAACATTTATTTTGGTATTTGAGTCTATTTCAGATATAATGAATCTTCCAAGTCTGTTAGGATAGACTGTGCTTTGATAATATAATACATCCGGCGCATTATATGGCACTTCAAATACCAATGTACCGTTACTGATTCTGTTGTTTACTATTCCTTGATTATAATCTAATGCTCCCTGCACATATATGTCTTCAATAAACTCCCAATCTTGTGAATTCAATGTTATGCTACTGCCGTCTGCAGGGGATATCTGTGTTTTTGCTTTCCACAATTTTCCGTCGTAGACAACTACTTGTCCTGTATTGTATGGAATCACAGGATCAAAAATCAAAGATCCAGTATCATAGTAGCTTCTTATTACAAATTCTTCGCCCGGTAATGAGATATTAAATTTATAAGTCTGCCCGCGGTACAAATTAATAGTGGGATTATTTGTTAGGCCGTCTGGCGTGAAAATCCAATTTTCACCGATTCCCTGTCTAACTTTAAAAGTGCTGACAATTGTCGATGCCTGTCCTAAAACTTGTACAGGGGGAGGTCCGTTTGGTACCCAATAGTATTGTCTAAAATTAGTGAACTTATCCCAGTCAATAGGAGGATCCCAGCTAAAATGATCTGCTTCGGTTTCTAAATTATCATTTTCGTTCTGGTTATTAAAAAATTTTAATTGATTTTTAAAATCTATATAATCATAGAAATTTGTTATTCTTGAATTTTCGTCTCGGATAACAACGCCTGGTTCTAGTTGATATCTCGAACGAAGTGTATTGTTGCTGTCAAGATAAATGTCTTTGCTATTATATGTTTTTCCAAATCTACGGCCAACATATCCTACAGTTTTTTCCAAAACTCCAGGTTGTATCAAAGGATCAACTACCCCCGCTAAAAATTTAGCATTGGCGTCTGTTTGAAAAATCTGTGGCAGTAATTCTACTGAACGTCTAATTGGTAATTCGCTGTCTGGAAAAATATTCTTTGCCATCTTAAACCTTAATATGTACTAGAACTAGTCGAAAGACTCGATGTTCTAGTTTCAACTGCATTTATAGCTGTTACAATTTCGATATCGTCAACGGTTGCTCCGCTGACAAATATTTCATCTGACCGACTTTGTATTTCAAATAAACTGCCAAATGCCTGGCTGAGCTGTCTAGGAACAATAGTCATGTTACTTACATCAGGAGACACTGCATTTGTAATGAAGGTGATTAATTCGCTGACATAAAATCTGTCTCCGAAGTCCCAATTTTTAATATCAAAAAAAGTATTAATCGAATTAATAATACGCACTTTAAGGTCGTTGTCATTAATTGTTTTGTATGGATTTTTAACAACTTTAAATACAGCCTGTAAACTTTCGTCTGCTAGAGAACCAAACAATATTTTATAATTTGTTGTATGGTAAACTATTTCATCACTAATAGATTTTATAGCATTGAGATTGGTCCCAAAACTTATGCGCAGACTGTCTGAACTTGGAGCTTCAGGCTTTGTCGCTGCCCCTGCAAGATAGTTTCTAAAAGCAGTGTCGTATGATCGTGTCAACAAGAATATATCAACTATGTTACTAACACTAGGGTCAATCCTTCTGTCAACGTTGGCATTATGGATATAATGGAATTTTAATTTATCTCTTCCTACATTAGCTTTATAGTTGCTTTGTAACTCTAAAACTTTAGAATTATTAGAAGATACTACTACCTTTTTAATTCTATCTTCACTGCTGTTGTAGAAATATATAAAATCGCCTTCTGCATAATTATCTATGTTAATATCACTTTCAGTTGGCGTAGCAGTGATAATTTTTGCTGAGTTATCAATAAATTCAAAAATTTTATTTCCTGCTATATCAACTGATTCTTTAAAAAATAAAAATTTTTCTTCTGCATTTGTAGTATTAGAAAAATCCGTGCCTACGATTTCTTCAAATGCATCAGGATCATCTATTATTCCGTCGTCGTCAGAATCAGAAAATGAAATTTTAATTTGATCAGCTGCTTCGTACCCATCTTCGTATCTAATAGTGTCGCTAATTTCAAAAGGAATATCCCTAGCCAGTGCATTAATTTTTGTAAAATCTGTGTTGATTCCAAGGATTTTAATTTGATCTTTTATTGTTTTTCCAGTCACTGCACTATATGTTTTTTGATTAGTGTCAAGATAAAATCTGTTTTCACTGATGCTGCCAAATGCGTAGTATAAACCTCTTACTCGTATGTTGTAATAATCGCCTTCTTTTACAAAAGCTATTAGCCAAGATGCATCAATTGAACTGTTAGAAACATCGCCAGTTTTTCCTAAACTAAAATTTATGGTGGTATTTAAATTTGAAGATGTTATAATTTTCCATGCTGATTCAACATAGTCATATCTCAAACCAAAATTTAAATTATTCAACATGAAATTAATTATTTCATTTTCTAACGGAGTAGGCAAATTGTTTACAAATTTAGGAATTATTCGAGAGGCTACTGCTCCTGAAGGAATAACATCGTTAAATTCAATTGGGCCACGGCCGGATACTAGAGCTCCACGATTAGAATTAGTGCCGTCGCCAGCTACCTTAATAACCTTGGTCCAAATATAATATTTGTAATCAACATCTTGAGAGTCAGAATCAACAGTGACTATTTGATTATTTTTAAAAACTGTTTTTTTGCCCGCAACTGTCGAAGTAGGAGGAATAAATTTTATTAATGCTCCCACTTTAGCATATTTTAAAGTGTTGGTTGTGTAGGTTCCACATTTTAACAAAGAATTATCTATGGTGTTAATAAAATAACCGGTTGAGTTGTTAATGTCGTTAGTTATTTGTGTCCAGGCTGTGGTTTGGTCTACAAACACAATTTTGTTATATTGTGTAAAATAAAAGTTGTAAACTTCAGTGTTTGTGAATAATGGTTCTATGCTATTTCTTAAAAAATTAATTATATCTAATCTGTTGGTATATTTAAAATTCAATGTTTTTTCATTTTCTTCTTTATAGATAAACCCATCTGTGGCAAATACGTTTACGGAACTGTATTTTCCGCTAACATCTATTATGTCAAAATTTCTTGAGATTCCACTAGAGGTTCTATTTATAGACTTGACTTTTAAAATATCTTGAGAAGCTCCAAAAGGTGCCAAGTTGTAATCTTCGCCCGTGATCATTCTATTTTGTGTATAGTAAACTGCAGGGGCATTGGCTCTGATTGAAGCAACATCCTCAGCAGCAGCGGCAGACGTCACTGAAGTTTTTAAACTAAGACTGATTGTGAGTGTATGTTCTACTCCTTGCTTATTGGCATACGGAATAGAAATGTTTATTCCTCTCATGTCTGGCGGGCTAATTGTGTACACCAGTCCGTTACTAACTCTATAATAAAATCTAAAACTTCCTTGAGGTAAATTACCGTAAACTCCGTCGCCAAATAAAATGTCTACACGGTCATTATTTTTTGTAAGGACTTCGTAGATATTTCTTACATTATTTGTAACACTATTATAGGCAATGTTATTTCCTACGAGAGACGATACTCTGGTCCATTCTGTTTGTTGTGTGCCAACTGTGTCTAGACCAAACAACCATATATCATCATTGTTTATATTTTCTGCATCAACTGATACCTTTTCATTGGTAGTAGGAACTGCAATAGAAAAATCTGCCAGCTCTAAACTTCCTTGTTTAAACATTAAAAAGAAACCAGTATTTGCACTTCCTGCACCACGAGAATCATTTTTGTATATAAAACCTAGCTCATTTCTTGGCGCTGGTGGTTCTTCGTATATACTTTCTTTATCAATAAAACTTGTACTTACAACTTCAAATGCCATGCCGCGGCCAGCGACAGTTTTTGTGTAGGCAAATAATGGTACGTCTGCTAACAGTGTTCTAAATCTGTACTGTTCAGTTGGTATAGTTTGTATAATTGCAGATCCTTGACTGCGCCCAAATTCAGTATTGTCGCTCATTGCTGAATTTAATACCAAAATAAACTGTTCTAGCCAGTTTATATTTGTGGGATCATTCCAAATAATAGTCTGTGATTGCAGGTTTTTTCCGTTGCTATCTAACAGATCTTCTGTGGTACTTACCGTGTCAAATTTCAACAGTCCTGTTGCTGAGATATTTCGTTTGGCGTTGTAACTTAGCATACGTGCTAGGCGTAGAACACTTTCTTTTCTTTCAGCTAATTCTAAAAAATTTTCTCTACGTGCTAGAGCAATACGGAAACGTATGCTTTGTCCAAGAAATTCTACTGCATCAATTAATGCCAAATACTCTGAACTTTCTATATAATCATTAAAATCTTCTGGGTAGTTTTCACGCAGATACGTGATCATTACTCTACGAAGATTTTCAAAATCATAGCTTTTAAAATCAGCGTTTTGAAACGTCTGATATATGGTTTTCCAATCTTGATTGAGTATTAAATTAGTTTGTCTTGTTGTGGTTGACATTCGTATCCAGTTCCTTTGTAGTATTTAATCAGAAAAATTAACTGGTCATCTAATGATCGAATTGCTTCTATCAAAGTCAAAAGTCATTCTTTCATTGACATTGAAAGGAATATAAACTATGTCAGCTTCAATGCGTATCCCCTGATCTGTCGAATCCACTAGTACTGCATTTATAGCAATCCTAGGATCGTAGTTGATGATATCTTCAACATCTTTAGATATAAGAGTTTTTACTTCGTCGGTAAAATTTTCAAAAATCATATCCCAAATGATAGTTCCAAAATTTGGGTTTTCTAATTTTTCACCTTTTCTAATATAGAAATGATTCATAATATCTTGTTTAACTAGATCTATATCATATAGTTTAAAATTCTTTTTAGATTCTGCCGAACTGAATCCCTTGTAGGTAAATGCTCCATTGTTCCTATCGCCTACACTGGCTTTATTTTTTGCTACAGTTTTTTGATTATATAATTTTGCCATGGTTATTCCTTAGTCTACATCTCTATCAGTTTTATCTGGTTGCAAAAATTCAGGAGCATTAGATTCATGCAGTTGCCATGGTTCGTGCATTGGCACTCGCCACATCAACGTCTTTAATTTTTGCTCTGATTGATATCTCTTCTTTTCGCCCCAACCAACTGTAATATCACTTACTGGTACTTCATGTAACGACAACGGCTCAATAGCTTTGGCTTTTTCAGATGAGGACGCAGTAGGTCCATTCATATCAATTCTACTGGCAGTTTCTTTATATCGACCTCCAGCTTTGATATCCATTGTACCCGAGGCTGTATTTTTAAAATTACCTCCTGAATTAATGTCAAAATTTCCTGCGCTGGTTATTTTAGTATTGGCACCGACAACATGTTCGTATTCGGCACCTATTGTGAGTTTTCCGTCTTTGCCGACAGTGATTAAAAAGTCTGTAGCTATGTCAGCTTGCAGTCTTCCGCTGGCTGCTCGCATATTGATATTTCGGCCAGCTTCAAAATTAATATCTCTGTCAGCTCTTATATTTAAATCATTTTCACTATGAATACTTACAGAATCTTTTGCGTAGATGTCTATTTTGCCATTGCTGGTTAATTCTATCCATGCCGTGCCTCTAGAGTTTGCAATGTAGATTAAATCTTCTGTGTTGTGAAACAACAATTGATGTCCTGTGCGTGTACGTATTCGAAAATATTCATTGAATGGAATTGTAGGATCACCTTTTTCTTTGTTCAGTGTATCAGCGTATTCTCTAGGACCTTCTCCTGCAGGTTTTTTCCGTTGGTATTGATCGTCACCGTCATCAAAAACTAATTGTGTGCCGCCTAAGCGGCTAACAGGAACTGGGGCTGGACTTTGACTTTGTTTTGTACCTATGCTCTTTTTCAATGCGCCAGGTCGTCGATCTAGCGGACCAGGTGTGCTTATGCCAAATACCATGTTTGGTACTGATCTTCTAGAACTAGATGTTGTTGCGCCACGAACATCATCTTCTAATAATCCTTGTTCAAGAAACCTATCAGCAATAGGATGCACTGGTTTTTTTATTTTGTCCACCGCCATGTTTTTATCAAGAGTATTGGCAGCTCTGTTTATTTCTCCTACTGGCAGTGGTTGTTTTGTATCAAATTTAGTCTTATCGCTGTCGGATAGTTCAACATCTGTAG